CGGGCGGGGCGGAATGTTGCAAGCCATGGTACGAAAACGGGCGGGATGTATTAACATATCTTTAGGGTATTGTTAACACGTTCTTAGGCGGATAGAAGCCTTTTCTTGCCATTAGCAGTACATACTATCCACCCGACAAAAAACAAGCCCTTAAATCGCCTAAAAATCAGCGTAATTTTTTTATTGGAAAGGAGTTGGCAAAAAATATTTTTGGTTGGTAATTTAAATTAGTATTACATTTGTGTTGCGATTGAGTTACTATTGAGTTACAGCTGAAATACAATAGTACTACGGATAGATTACAAATGAATTACAAACGAAACACAAAAGAGCTACAAAAGTAATACAAGAAATGAAAGCAAAAAAGTCATCACCAAAAAGTATAAGATTCAATATAGTGCATTTTAATAATGCAATGAAGAGGGGTAATTTTGAATCTGCCCAAGAGCTTGTTGATGTATTGTTGAGAAACTATGTTGAATCACAATCAAGCCCAAAAACCGACCAAAAACCGACAAAACCAGAAGAAGCAAAACGAGCTATTGCGACAGATAAAGAACTATCTAAGGGCGATATGCTAAAATTAATGAGGGAAAATAAATTATAGTGGCACATTAAAAAGCAAATACGATGAAACAAACAGCAGTAGAATGGTTACAAGAACACTTTAAAACAAATACAATGATAGAGATAAATAAAATTTACAATGAGGATTGCTTGATTACTATGGGGAAGATGTCAGACAATTTTATTGACTTAACTATAACATCACCTCCATACGATAATTTAAGGGATTACAAAGGGTATTCATTTGATTTTGAAAATGTTGCAAAAGAATTGTTTAGAGTAACTAAAAATGGGGGAGTTGTTGTTTGGGTTGTAAAAGATGCAACAATTAATGGAAATAAAACTCTAACTTCTTTTAAACAAGCATTGTATTTTCAAAGTATTGGTTTTAATGTTTATGATACTATGATTTATAGTAAAACAAGTGGTGGATTGCCACATAATAATAGATATAGAGATGCCATAGAATTTATGTTTGTATTAAGTAAAGGGAAACCAAAGACAATTAATTTAATTAAAGACAAAAAAAATAAATATGGTGGAACTTATACGTTTGGCAAAACATCAGTTAGAGAAAAAAATGGTGAACTTGGAAATAGAGAACAAATATTAGTTGAAGAATTTGGTTTTAGATATAATATTTGGGAATATGCGACGGGTAAGGGTAATACAACATCTGATAATTTTGCTTTTAAACATCCTGCCATGTTTCCCGAAAAACTTGCAAATGACCATTTGATAAGTTGGAGTAATGAAGTAGATTTAGTTTACGATTGTTTTATGGGAAGTGGTACTACTGCAAAAATGTGTATAGTTAATAATAGAAATTGGATAGGAAGTGAAATATCATCAGAGTATTGTGAAATAGCAAATAAAAGAATATCACAACTTCCCCAAACACTATTTCAATTAAAACAAAGACAATGAAAACACTATATAAATACGAATCGGTTTTCTTTTTTTTATCCGTTTTGCCGGTTGCTATATTATTCCCATATCCTATTAGTTTAATACCTCTTGCTATTCAGACAATAGCTTTGATTATATTTATAAAGATAAAATTGTAAAAATGATTTGGCTGAATTTCGGGAGATGGAGTTCCTATAAGTTTTCAAGTAGATTTAATAGGTCTTGGACATGGGAGAGATACTATAAAAAGGGTTATTTGTGGACGCCATACATAATATTAAAAGTCAAGAAACATAAATGAAAATATTAATTGCTTGCGAAGAAAGTCAAGCGGTATGCAAAGAGTTTAGGCTAATTGGTTTTGAAGCATATTCTTGTGATATTTTAGATTGTAGCGGAGGGCATCCAGAGTGGCATATAAAAAAAGATGTTATAGAGGTAATAAACGAGGGTGGGTATGATGTTATGATTGCATTCCCTCCGTGTACGCATTTGACAGTTAGCGGAGCAATGCACTTTGAACAAAAAAGAAAAGACGGTCGTCAACAACAAGGTATTGATTTTTTTATGGCGATGATAAATGCGCCAATAAAACACATAGCCGTTGAAAACCCAATAGGAATAATGAGCAAAACGTATAGAAAACCCGACCAAATAATTCAGCCATATTTTTTTGGCGATTCTTATCAAAAAACTACGTGTTTATGGTTAAAAAATTTACCGAAACTATATCATAATAACTCTATAAATTTATTTGACAACAATATAACTCACGTAGAAAAAAACAATGAATATAAAACTTGGCGGTGCAAAAAAACTGGCAAAATAAAAAGACAGCAAATGTGGTATTATGAGGCACTATTAAAGGCAAAAACAAAAGAAGAAAGAAGCACCATAAGAAGTAAAACTTTTCCTGGTATAGCAAAAGCCATGGCAAAACAATGGGGAGATTATTTGTTAAATAAAAAATGAAAAAACATCGTAAAAGAAAACACGAATTATTAAAAAATATTTTAAAATAAAAAAATGGCAAAAGAAAAAACGGCTCTTCAAAAAGCAATTGAAGATATTAAAGGATATGGAGCATTTGGAGATGTTATTAATATAAAATTTGCAGCCGCTTTATTGAGAACATATCTTGAAAAAGAAAGAGACCAAATAGTAGATGCTTGGTGTGCTGGTATTGAAAACGAACCCATGAGTAAAATACATGGAGAAAAATATTTTAACAAGAAATACGTTGGGCGCATTAAATAAATTCATATTTTTAAAAACTACACTACAATGAAAAAGACATTAAACGAAATTCTACTTTACTTATTAGTTGCTGCATTTTGGGCCATACCGATTACGGTCCTGTATGTTATTATTCATTTCATAGTTAAATACTGGTAATAATCCCCCAAACATGGAAAAGCAAATAAAGGACTTTCTTTATAAGGAGTACGATAACATTACGCAGTTTTATTCCGATAGAGAATCATTTGAAAAACACTTTTATAGTGGGGATGTAAAGATTCCGGCAATTTATGTAGTAAATTTAATTAAGAAATTTAATGAAGAAATTACCAAGTCCAAGGGAGAAGGCGTTGGAAATGATTGAGGGTTTTTATTCCAAGAAAGATAAGATTGGCTTGCATTTTTGTGTTAATTGGAGCAATGCAATAGCTTGTGCATTAATAGCTGTTGACGAAATAATAAAAGTTGCGCCATCTGACAAGTCAATAGTAGGAACGAACTTTTTGACCATTCGCGAATATTATGAAGCCGTTAAAAAAGAATTAGAAAAAGATGAGAGTTGGGATAGTCTATGAAGTTGTTGATGTCGTTTGCGACTTATGCTCACACGAGTGGGTTGCAATCATAGAGACAGATGAAATAGATTGGGGTAATGGAGAAAAAGAAATAAGGCTAATAGAATCAGTAGAGTGCCCAAAATGCGATAATAACACAATAATCCAAAGAGAAAATAACTAATCATGCCCGTAGAAAAACAAAGATTTACAGACAACACATATTCTTTAGCAAAAGGAATACATCACATTAACATTGCTAAACAATATTTTGAGGATGTTCGCCTTGGAACAACCGGAGATGTCAAGGCTGTTTTTAATCAGTATATCCAAAAGTGCGAATGGATAATTTCCAATCTAATGGATAGGCTTGGACCTGAAAATAAAAAATCTCTTCAAGATGAGCTATCCTCATCAATATTTATAGAGGCTATAAATGATAAGCTTATACATCTTAATGATGAGCAAAAGGAATTTATAGAAAACTTACTTGATTCAATAATATCTGGAGAAGAAATTAAAGTAGTAAAAGAATAAAACATGGAAATCATAAATCAAGAAGAATTGACTATTGGAATGAGCACAGACAAAAAAGCCAAATATGAACTAAGGTTTGGCGCCTACTTGTCTTATTTTTTTGTAACTACTACAAGAACTGAATCTGACTGCATAAACATACTTACAGAAATGGCTCACAATAGGCCATCAAAAGAATCAAAAGCCTTTCGTATAATAAAGATTAAAAATGGAGAAAGCAAGGTTATTGCAAAAGGAACCGTAAAAGGCTTAGGATATTAAAAAGCATATATAAGGCCATTCCAATAACAATTGAATAGACTATCAAAACCAAGTATATGTGTTTTTTGTTCACGGCTATTTTTTGAACTTTAATTGCGACATTTTTAATTTAGACCTATAATCTATAAGCATCTCTTTCAGCTCTTGCAAAGACCATTTGTGAGCGTCTCTTGATTCCTCAACCAACAGCTCTACTATCCCTGGCGTTTCTTTCTCCAACCTTTCGCCATAAATTTCAATGTTGCCATAAAGATGCCTGTTGCAATTTACGCATTGTGGCCTTAAGTTTCTCAAATCCCACCTAAGCTTCATAAAAGACCTTCCGACATAATGACCGCAATCAAATGATTTCCAATCTCCAGCCTTATTGCAGGTGTAGCAATATACAACTCCGTCCTTGTTTGCTTCCTTAGACCTAACGTATTTGCTTACTACATCATCAAGGTCAACAATTAAATATGCTTTTTCAGACTTTTCTTTATCTCTTATAGGCTCAATTGTTTTGTATATTTTTCTTGATATGGCATTCTTTTGCGCCTTGTTAAGTTGAGCAGTAGCCTTTTGTTTTTGCCTGCATTTCAAGCAAAACAAATCCCTTCCAACTTTTACGACATTGGTGTTTGTGGCTCCACAATCTTGATTACTGCAATCTCCGTGCTTAGTCCTTGGAATCATCTTTTGGTGGTGCGGGTGGGTTTATCTTAACATTGTTAAATATGCCTTTTGCTTTGGCTATTTCTATCAAAGAGCTACCCATATCATGCAAATCATCATCGCTCATGCAAGCGTGGGTAAGCTCTCCAATGAATAATACCTTTTCTACCGGAGTCATTTCCGAAAACTTTTTACAGACCATTTTTGATTTTTTAAAAGTTAATGTCGTTGTCTTTATACGGCTTCCATGTGGTAGGTCTTTCTGCTATTGGTTCGGATATTTTGATTTCTGATTGCTTACTTTCTCTCTTCATGTGCCAAGCGTGTACCGGGTCAATTGGTTGCCCACCCTCTTCAAGCCTTTCTATAAATGCACAACCACCTCTATACATCTCAAACTTTACGGGGAAATCAAGTGGTGTTGGCCTGCCGCCAGTTTCAGTATCTTTAATCTTTCTGACGTGAAGTTCAGTTACCATCCAATCGGTAGGATGTTGGGTAATTCTGTGGATAGTTAAAAAATCGTCTGCCTTGTTTGCAACCTTTTGCCCTCCTTCTGTGTCTGCTTTATTTGGAGCTGCTTGATACTTTTTCTCTCCATCTTTTGTTCTTGCGGCCGCTGTTACTGCGTGGTGATTAACAAACCACCCAAAATTATTCTGTTGGCCGTATGCCTTTATTTCGCTAAGCGCCTCATAATGATATTCGTGCGTATTGAGCTTACTAAATCCGCTTAGGTCTATTTTGAGCGAGTTGTAGGGGTCTATCATTCCGTAGTTATATTTCTTGACCTTTCGGGCTTTTTTAACCATATTGATTATGTCCTTGTAATTGAACAAATCCTCTTGAGCCTTGATAAGCGCAAAATGCTTTTCTACAAACTCTTTGGCAATAGCGTATTCTGTTTCGTTCATAGCCCCCTTCCCAACCAATGGCTTTCCCCAATAAAACTGTATCATCTTTCTCATAAATGCTCCAAGGGTATTTTCGCTTGAGAATATGATTCCCTTCCAACCATGATACATAGCGGCCAATAAGCACAAATACCAAGTAAAAACGGATTTACCAGTATTGTCTATACCATTGGTCATTACCAAATTGCCTTCCTTGAAAAGAAAATATTGGTCTAAGTACGGGCTACCGGTTGTTAATCCCATCTTCAAAGTGCCGTTTCTTACCGAAGCCAAATAATCGTCATAATCCTCTGGCTTTGCCAAAAAACTAAAATCCTCATCATTAACATCAACTCTTGACGTGATAACTCTTGTGCTTGGCGCCTCTTTTTTTACCTCTTCCCTATCTCCAAATCCCATATCATACAATTTTCTTGACGCCTCTGCAAAGTCCTTATTACACTCCAAGACAGCAAAAACTGCGTATGGCAAATAAGCTTTTTCGGGCTCAAATTCGCTGCTTGTCGTAAAAACACTAAACCAATTTCGGCTTGCATCATAGTTGCCTGAAGAAACAGCCGAAGATTGACCCGGCCTTAAAAATATTGTTTTTTGACCTTGTTGCTTAACAACTTTCCATCCATGGCTCTGCAAAAGTCCAACTACATCGCCACGTTTATTGTAATCATCAAAAGATGATAACCCCTTTGTCTTTTTTATTCCCGCACCGCGTGTTGGCAACACAAATTCTTCTACCACCTCGTTAAATTGTCGGGCTATTCCAAACAAAGTATCTCTTTCCTCTGAAGTTATTTCGGTTATGCTATACAAATCGCCATAAATCATCTCGTACCCTACGGATGGATTACAGACGATTTGACCGCCTAAACCGCGCGTCTCTATAAGAACCCTTACCTTGTCGTTTATCTTTGATTTATCGGCAACTCTGCGAGCCTCAGCGTCATCCTTTCCCTTGCTTACCTCCGCCTCGTATGTTTTTTGGAAAGTTTCCTCCTTTTCCGCATCAGTTGTACCCCTGTTTGCAAGTTTTGTGTTACCGCCAATAGTGGCACAACGATAGATGAAGTGATATCCACCGTTTTTTGTCTTTTGAACAACCAACTTTTGGAGTAAATTGGAATCCATTTCATGAATTAGCCTCTTGTAGTTTTCAAAAAGCTTACCATCAAGGCTGTACTTTTGGTCAATGTCAATCACCTCTACGTTTCCTGACGGCTTTCCACAAACTAAGCCTACGGCTACGCAATTGCTCAAATCATATTTCTTGACCGAGTTTTGCCAGTCTTTTACAATGGGTTGTTTTTGCGCATTCACCGGAATGAATTGCAAGCCCTCTATTTCGTGCAAACCTTCAAAGTTCATAACCGTCTATTTTGTTTTGAAATTTTCTGTCTAATAGTTTTCTCTGAATGATGTATCGGCCTAAAACTTTAGCCACATAGTCAACATTAATGCAATTCCCAAAAAACTGAACATAGTCAACATCTGTGTTTTCTTTGGCGTTTAGGCGAAATGAAAGCAGTATTTCTTCAAGGGTAAGTTCTTCATATCCGTATTCAAGGAGGAATATTGAGATTTCTTCAGCTATGAAAGTAGCGAAAAATTCCGTAGTTGGCAACACGCATCCACAAATTGCCGCAGCCCTAATCATAATTTGGTCCACAGCTACCCTTCTATCATCATCATCCAATTGCGAAAACGAATATCCAACTTGCCTTGATTTACAAATCTTTTTTTCCGCCGCTGTCATTTGTACGGTGTCTTGCAAATCTCTGAGCAAATAACTCTTCTGATTGTGCTTTAAAATTGCCGCTAAATTTTCCATTTTTTTCATTTTTTGAGTTAAATACATCCTTATCCTTATCCTTATCCTTATCCTTAATGATTTTATAATCATTACCAAATGATTCAGGAATCATTGATATAAGATTATTTTTTTCTAACTCTTTGACGACCGATATAATTACTGGCCTATTGCTATTTAACGAAGCATATTGAAATTTTAAAAACTTGGGAATGAACCAGTTATTGTCAACAACAATAAGCCTACCACCCATTTCTCTCACTAAATCATCTTCTGAAATTCTTGTATTGCACATCAAATTCAGTAGCTTCATGCTTCTTTTGCATATTCCCGCATGATTACAATTATCCAATAACCATTGCCAAATGATTCGGTAATCATTATCTAATGATATGTACCAATCGTCATTCCATTTTTCCGTATCGGTAAGGCGTTTTGCCATTATATTTCAAATTTAAAGTTTAGGCGATTGCTTATTTTATCTAACTCTTCTTGTGTAAACTGAACAGTACCTTTCATTTTTTGAGATAGTTCTTGTTCAGGCAACCTTATCTCAAAGGATAACCACCTTTGCGTTCTCCCATCAAGAGCCAATCTAACTTGCTCTGGGATTGATAATTTAATTTTTTCTTTTTCCATGTTCTTGCATTTTTCACAAATGTAAACTTATTCAGAAAATAAAAAAATATTATTTTGCTAAAAATAAAATAATACTTATCTTCGCATAGATTCTTAACCCACAAACAAAACACATGAGCAATTTACCTGACACATCACACGAAGCACACAAGATGATGACAAGTGAAATTCTATCTAAGCATCATCAACAAATTATTGACGCATTAAAAATCTTGAAAAAAGCGACTTACGAAGAGATTGCAAATTTTTTAGATTGGGATGACAAGAATAGGGCGTCAAGAAGATTGGCGGAGTTAGAAAGAAATCAAGTGATATATAAGCCCGGCGAAAAAAGAAAAACCAAACATGGAAGAAACGCTTATGTTTATGCTTTGACTAAACAAGAAGCAATGGTGTTAGAGCTGTTTTAACCAATGAAAAAGAAAAAGAAAAACCACGTAAATTCGGAAGAAAATCCTCCTGCGCAAGTAATAAACGATTTCAACCGAATATACATCTACGTAAGGGATTGGAGGTTTATTGCTCCGATTCCTTATGTTTTCAAAATGGACACGAAAAAGATACAAGAATTTAAAAGGTAATGGTTAATTTAGTTATCATAAACCTCAATTGCAATGGAGTTTACGGTAACAGGATGTATAGATTGCCCAATGTATAAAGTAGATTTAGGCTTTGTTCATTATTGTGGACACCCGCAGTTTTATGAAGGAGATTTGTTTTTACAGATTGATGATGAAGAAAATCCAATAACCCCTGAAGAATGCCCACTAAACGATTATCCTTTAATGATAAGGAATAATAATTGGCAAAAATTTGAAGAATTTTGGGCGAGAGAAAATTAAAAAACCCACCTTTTGGGTGGGCTTTCCAAAATCTAACTCTGTTTTACAGAGCAATGATTTGCGCAACCGTTTTATCGGTGTAATAAACCGGTTGGATTGGGCTTGGCGCAGTTGGCAACAATTGAATCTGAGCGTTACAAGTAACACCAGAGTAAGTTGTACCAGCAGGCAAAGCTCTAAGAACAACTTGCGTTGGAGAGAAACCTAAGGTTACTCCATTGTTGTTGTTCCAATCGTTTTGATTTGCACCGTAAATAGAAACGGCGAACATCGCTTGTGCCATAAAAAATGGTTTAAGGGTGAAAGAATGATTGTTAGATTGTAAAAATAGTGTTTTTTTGTAAATAATTATGGGTAATACTATTACGATAAAGCATAGCTACAATGCGGGTGATTTAATAGCATTGATGCCAGGCCTTAAACAGCTTTGGAAAAATTTCGGTAAAAAAGTTACAATTTATCAAGTATTAGACTTGCCTGCTTTTTATTACCAAGGCGCAGTAAGTCCAACGGTTGATGATTCAGGGCAACAAGTTTGCATGAACAAGGATATGTTTGACAGACTCAAACCGCTTATAGAATATCAAGAATACATAGATAGTTTTGAGGTTTTTCGTGGACAACACATAGATTTCAACATTGACTTGACAAGAGATAGCAGGATGATACCAATGCCTGCGGGTCTTATACATCATTACGCTTTTTCTATATTCCCTGAAATGAGCTGTGATTTATCAAAGCCATGGATAGATGTGCCACAAGTAAACACCCAAAGAGAAAAAATATTAATAAACAGAACTCAGCGATACAACAACGCATACATCAACTACTACTTCTTAAAAAAGTATGACGATAATCTTGTTTTTATTGGAACAAAAGGAGAGAAAGAAACATTTGAAAAATCATTTGATTTGAAAGTTCAGCACCTTGAAGCAAAGAATTTTCTTGAGCTTGCAACACTTATGAAGTGCTATAAAATCGGATTGTATAATCAAAGTTTTTTGTGGCACTTGGCTGACGCTATGAAGTTGCCAAGAATACTTGAGCTTTGCCAACAATTCCCAAATACCTTTCCAACCGGCGCTAATGGATATGCTTTTTATCATCAAACCGCCTTGGAATATTTTGCACACAAGCATTTTAATAAATGATACACGAGCCAAAAAATCCAATACCATGCGCTACGCCCCTTGGTGATGGATATGTTTGGTATATAAAATCAAATGGTTTTTTAGAAAATGATGAAGTTGCCGTTATTCTTGTTAATGGCGGAGAAGTCAAACATTTTACTACCGACCAAATAAGAATATGGAATAACGGAACTTATAAAATAAAAAAAGATGAAAAATATAGAAGAGCTGACGATAGTATGTATTGATTGTTACAACTACGGTAAAGCAATATCTGCACTACAAAAATGTAAGGAAAAAGTAAACGCCGGCAGGGTTTTATTTTTAACTGACATTGAAATTTATGTTGATGGTGTGGAGACAATTATAATTGATTCAATAAAATCAAAAGAAGAGTATAGCTACTTCTGTATTAAAGAGCTTAATAAATACATAAACACTACTCATTGCTTGGTTGTTCAATGGGATGGGTATATACTAAATGGCGATTTGTGGAACGAAGAATTTTTGGATTATGATTACATAGGCGCACCATGGTTATACTCCGATGGGCGAAACGTAGGTAATGGTGGCTTCAGCTTGAGGTCTAAAACGCTCTTAGAAATTTTAGAGAAAGACGATTTTATCTCTGCGCTTCATCCAGAAGATGATGCTATTTGCAGAACTTATAGGCCATATCTTGAAGAAACCTATGGAATAAAGTTTGCGCCACAAGACCTTGCCGAATCTTTTTCTTACGAATTAAGAGAGCCGAATCAAAAAACATTTGGATTCCACGGAGGTTTTTATCCCGAATATGCTCCAACCGTGATTATTAAAAGAACCGCAGCTCTTGGCGACATTCTTTTAACGGAGCCGGTAATGAGGTATTATGCTTACAAAGGATATAATGTTGTTTTGGATATTCCCGCCGAGTTTTTTGATTTGTTTGCAAATCATTATTTCCCCGTAAAGCATATCTCTAAGTTTGACAAAGGAAGAATAACGCCAGAGAAGGTAATAAATCTTGACCACGCTTATGAAGTAAAGCCAAGGCAAAATAGACTTAAAAGCTATTTTGAATTTTGCGGAATTAAAGATTATAAGCTATCAAGGCCTATACTTTTTCCTCTTGTTGATGAAAAAACTAAGCTATTTAAAAAGTATGCCGTTTTGCACATAGACAATAAAAATATGCCACACAGAAATATATTTAACGTAAATTGGCGAGCAGTAAAAAGACATCTTGAGGCTTATGGGTACACGGTATTTCAAATAGGCAAAGAAGAACACCCCGTTGTTGGAATAGAAATAAACACAGCATCTATTGCCTTTTTGAAGTTTTTTATTGCGGGATGCGATTTGTTTTTGGGTATAGATAGCGGACCGCTAAACATAGCCATGGCATACAATAAACCATGCGTTGGTTTTTTTGGAAGCGTAAACCCAGAGTATGTTCATTCAGATATGAATGGGCTACAAGTTATACAACAACCTTGCATATATCAGCATTGTTATCATAGCAAGGATGGGAATACAACAGGGGTTGAGTGTGTTTTTAATAAAGATATGCCACCTTGCTGTGTTGCAGAAACCGAGCAAGTTATAGACGCAATTAATAACCTACATACTAAAATTGAAAAAAATGATATTTGATTGCTTTACTTATTTTAATGAATTAGATTTATTAAAAATTAGATTAGACGAGCTTTCTGAATTAGATGTAACTCATGTTTTAATTGAATCAGATTACACATTTAGCGGAAATAAAAAACCTCTTTATTTTAAAGAAAAAAAGTTGGCAATAAAAAACAAGAGAATCAAGAACTTTGTTTTTGACAAAATGCCAAATAATGGAAACCCTTGGGATAACGAATCTGCTCAAAGAAATTATATTTATAACGCGCTAATAGAGCTGAATGCAAAAGATGATGATATAGTTATTTTAACCGATGCAGACGAGATAGTTAATCCTAATTCAATATTTGAATACGGCGATAGTAAAGAAACCAAGTCGCTTGTTATGGACTTGTATTTTTATTATTTGAATTGGCAAAGCGGAAAGCAAAATTGGACACTACCCAAAATAACCACATTTGGGCAACTAAAGAAAAGTACAGTAACCCAAATAAGAAATGAAGGCGCTTCAGAATCAATATTAAACGCGGGGTGGCACTTCAGCTATATCGGCGGCGAAGAGGCAGTTCAATACAAAATACAAAGCTTTTCTCATCAAGAGCTTAACACACCAGAGCAAAATACAATAGAAAAAATAAAAGAAAGAATAGAAGCGAGCAATTGTTTAAAATTAAACACATACGAATCTCTTCCAAAATATATTTCCGAAAACAAGAAAAAGATAAAGCACCTAATTAAAAACGAAAAAGGATGGGAGAAAATATTCGGGTGGTTTGATTTTCAAAACATATACGACAAGTTTGTTGACGAGGCATCCAATGGAGATGTTATAGTAGAAATAGGAGCATTTATGGGTAAGTCAACAGTTTATATGGCAGAGAAAATAAAAAGTTCTAATAAAAAAATAAACTTTTACTCCATAGACAGTTTTGTTGGTGAGCCTACTGAAAATACAGATAATTTATACGAATCATATCTTTCAAACTTAGAGATAAACGAGGTGTCTCATTATGTTAAAACTTTAAAAATGACAAGTCAAGAGGCTCTCTCAAAGTTTAAAAACAAAACAATAAAATTCATTTTTATAGACGGAAGCCATAAGCACGAAGATGTTAAGGCTGATATACTTGGGTTTTTGCCAAAAATGAAAGACGAATCCATAATGGCGGGCCATGATTATCATTATGTTAAAATGGCCGTAAATGAAGTGTTTGCCACAGGAGTTAAAGAAGATTTTGCAAGCTGGATAGTAGAAAACCCAAAATCAAAAATATGATACTAACATTTGAACAAAACGGAAGCGGCCAATTACAAATAGAAGTAATGAAGGCTATATGCGGTGATTTGGAAAATCAAACAATGATTGACCTCTGCTGCGGTTCAGCCCCACAAACCGGGATTATGAATTTTAAGCAAAAGACATTTGTAGATTGCGTTAGCAGAAACCTTGTTGGTGGCGGAGAAATGATTACCGCAGACGTAATACAATATTTAAAAGCAAACCAAAAATTAGAAACAAAATATGACGTTTCTATCAGCACAGACACAGTTGAGCATTTTAGGGAAAAAGAAGCACTTGAGTTTTTAAAACTAACTTCAAATGTTGCAAAAAAACAAGTTTGGTTTACGCCACTTGGAGAGTATTGCATGACCACAGACCCAAATGATAACAATCCCGATTCTCACAAATCAGCTTGGACTCCCGAAAAGCTTGAAGAAATTATGCCTGGCAAATGGGCTTTTGTTGTTTTTCCTAATTGGCATCCATCTTTGTCTGACAATGGACTTGGCGCTTTTTTCTTTTGGACTTGCGAAAACCTGGAAGAAGATTTTAAAAGAGTATCTAACGAATTAAATTATTTATTATGACACTTGGCGGAAGCATATTTGTAAGAAACGGCGTAAAGTATGATTATTGTTTTAAAGAGAGTATTTTATCTTTGCTTGAATTTTGCGACAAGGTTAGTTGTGTTGTTGTAGAAGGAGAGGACGAAACAGAAAACATAGTAAGACAGCTTGAGTTAGAAAACAAAAATTTACTTGTTACCTATTTGCCACAAACCGAGTGGGATGCGCAACAAGGCAAAGCGCAAAGCAAACTTTGCTACTTTACAGACATAGCTATTTCAAGGCTTGATACTGACTATAATTTTTATCAGCAAGCTGACGAAATAATGCACGAAAGTTGTTACGATAAAATAAGAGAAGTAATTAAATCGGGAGAGCCTGCTTACTTTTGCACAAGAATAAATCTTTGGGAGAGTCCATATTTGCAGCTGAATGTTCCTCAAAATAGAAAGCCTTGCTCAAGCGAAATAATAAGACTTGCAAAAACCGAGTATAGGTCTTATGGAGATGCAGAAAGCCTTGCAGTTCCTACGGCAGACTACTCTTGTGTGAATGACATAAGAATGTATCACATGGGATTTGTTAGAGATAGAAGCGTAATGAAAGCCAAGGTTATTAATATGCAAGAAGGTGTTTTTGAAATGGGTAGCCATGATGTTAAACTTGATGGTAGCGACATATTCCAACCCGAACTTTGGTTTAGCAAAGAAGATTTAAAACCAATAGATGAGCCATTGCCTGCGCTAATTAAAGACTGGGCAAAAAAAAGAGTATATAAATAAGCAAAACATGAATAAGAAGTACTTTGATTTAATTGAAACCCAATCTTTGACAAAAGACCAAATTAAAAGATTGGAGGCCGAGAAGCAACGCAAGCTTAGGCTACATTCTAAAAAAATAGACGAGCTAAACAAGAAAAAGCTAAAGGAGTTGCCACAGCTTCTTCATGTAAAAGACAGGGTTATTATTTCAATAAACCTTGAAGAAAAGAATAGTCATACATTTAACAATGGTCAAAAAATATACATTGGCAGGCAATATAACAACTTAAATAGGAGAGAAACGGAGCCGGTAAATGCGGTTGTGGTTGATGCGGAATATATGCCAAGGGGAGTAGAAATATTAATACACCCAAATGCTATACACGATAGCAATAAGATTTTTGGATTTGGAGAGGACATGACAACAGTTAGGTATTATTCTATACCCGAATCTCAATGCTTTGTTTGGAAAGATTCCGAAGGAATGTGGCAGCCACTAAAAGGATTTGCTACTGCATTAAGAGTTTTTAAGGAATACAATGGTTCTTTGGTAGGAATTGAACCTGAAAAAATAAAGGACGTTTTATACATAACTTCTGGGGAATACAAGGGCAAGGTAGTAAAAACACTAAAAGCTTGTGATTACGAAATAGTTTTTATGGGTAGCCAAGGAAAAGAGGAAAAGATTATTAGGTGTCGCCACTATGAAAACGAAATAAACGAAAGAGAAGAAATAATTGCAATAGATGAGGAGTTGACAAAAAAGGTAAAAAAAATGGAATTAATGGTGGGTATTTCAAAAACTGATGCAAATTATATTATATTTACACTATAAAATATAAAAATATGGGAACAAGGTCAACAACAGCACAGTCAAACGGAGTTCAACCAGGAACTATGGCTCAAGTAGGCGGCATGATAGGCCAAGCCGCAAATGCAGCACAGCAAGCAGCAACAAGAGCGAGAGCGGCATCGGGCGGAGCGGCAACGGTAACTCCAACTATATCTGAATTTTGGAAATTACAAACTCCAAATGCAGAAGCCGCTATTATGAATATTCCGAATTTTCAAATGGCCCGCCAAGATAGAGATTATACAAAAAATATTGGAACAGCAACAGCTCCAAACACGCAAGAGGTTAAATCAACCGGCGAAGTAAAAGAAATGACGCCTGGTGGCGGTCTTACGCAGCGTTATTATTCAGGAATTAGTCAAGTTTTTGATAAACTTGAAAGGGGTGGTGTTTCTTCCGACCCTGGAGTCGTAAAGGCCACATTAAAAGACTGGTTTAGCCAACAAGGCAGACAAAGAAATTTGGCAGGAACAGTTTTTAATGACCCCGCATTTTTACAAGTTGCAAATCAATCTTCAGGTGGCGGAAGTAATTTGTTGGAAAATACAGTTGATGCAATTACTAATCAATATGTAAATTTAAAAAGACAAAGAGACAATCAATTTAATATTCAACCAGGAACAAGAACAATTACAGCACAAGCGGTAGTTACTCCGGCGCCCGCAAGAACGCCAAGAGTAAGAGTAAGAAGTAGATAAGAAACATAATTATTATTTGTGGATAGTACTCAAGACATTAGAAAGAGGCTTGAACTTTATGAGCAAAATGGGCCCGCAAAGCTTTACTATGCTTTAAATAGAAAGGCTAATGAAATGGCCGAATTGCTGAATAGCAGAAGCCTTAACAGCCTTGACCTTGGCGACCCCAAAGACAAGACTTTTGAAAGGATGAAGATTATTTGGAATGACGCATCTACAATTATTACGGCTATATCTGGCTTAGCCATGGCAATAGGCGTTACGGGTAACGAAGAAAAAGACGTCAATAAGGGCAACCTTATTATGACCCCCGAAAGCATAGCCAACCAATTTGGAGATAACAAAGCACACGATGTTTAATACTATTGAAGGTGGAAAACTAATTGACATTCAAGGATTACAATGCAACATACCCCCCGAAGGGTATGTTTTTAATTTTGCAACGAGGTCTCTTGAACACAGAGGCGTACATAAGCGCTCTGACAATCCAAAAGAACAATATTGGGAAAGAACTCCCTTGCCCTCTTGGTACAAAGAAACCATGAAGAAGGAGGAGGCGTATGAGAAAAAAAGAAAAGAAGATGACCCTCCTTTTTACGACCCTAAGTTAGAGGAATACAAAAAACAAGAATGGGATAGGCGATTGAATGGGTTTTGGTTTATGAACAATGGCGAAGCTACCTACATAACCGGAGCGCATTATATGTATATGCAATGGTGGCAGATTGACGTTGGTTATCCAAGATTTCGCGTACCCGATTTAGAGTATTTTTATTTTTTGCAGTATGTTATTGAGGACCCAAATTGCATGGGTATGCTTGAAATAACCAAGCGTAGATTTGGTAAAACATATCGCGGCGGCTTGTTTTTATACGAGTACACTACAAGAACAAGAATGACCAACGCGGGCATCCAAAGTAAAACAGGGAATGACGCTAAAAAGGTTTTTGCAAAAGCCCTTGTTTCTCCATTCAAAAAATTACCCAAGTTCTTTAGACCAGAGTATGATACAAGCCTTGGTATCACCCCAAAGTCAGAGATTAGATTCCAACAAACAAACCTAAGAGGTAAAAAGGCCGAGGACAATATTGACAAAGAGGAACTTGGCTCTATGATAGATTGGGGAAGTGCCGATACGATTCATTATGATGGCCAAAAAATACAAAGATATTTTAGTGATGAGTGGGCTAAGACGAGCGAAGTTAATATCTATGATAGGCATGAGGTTATTCGTTATTGCTTGGTGGATGATGAGGGGAGAATTATAGGCAAGGCCCTTTATAGTAGCACCGTAGAAAAGCTTGAAACGGAAAGGGATGGAATACAAGACGCCGCTCGCAACCTATGGAACGATAGCGACCACCTAAGTAAACAAGAAAACGGAAGAACGCCAAGCGGTCTGTATCGGTTCTTTATGACCGCAGACAGAGCAAGGAACTTTGATTTATATGGATTCCCTGATGTAGAAAAAACAATCAAAGAAATAATTGCGGACCGCGAAACAGTTAAGCACAACCCTCGTTCACTTGCCAAGCGTATTAAAAAAGAAGCGAGGACAATAGAAGAGGCGTTTAGCCAAGATGCCGACAACTGCATATTTAATAGCCAAAACATAAACACGCAATTAGCTTATTTAAGGCAAAATCCAATATCTCGTTTTAGATACATACATTTTTATAGGGACTTAGATACGCAGAAAGTAAAGTGGAGAGACGTTGACCCCGACAAGACGGATTTATGTTGGAAAACGCTTGTGCTTCCTCCAGCAGGCGAGGACAACAAGTTTAGAATGGACTTAGGGGTTAGGACACCGGTTAGGGCAAACGTAGGCGTAATTGGGGTGGATGGTTACTCAAACACTCAAGGAGGAAAGGAATATGGGTCTAAGCTTTCGGGATGGTATTTTATTAAATACGATGTTATGGACCCCGAAAATACGGGTCTTTTTGGTGGACATATCTACGGAAGGCCTAATGAAAAGGATGATATGTATAACCAAATCTTACTTTGTTCCGAGTACATGAGCTTCCCAACTTACTTTGAATTTGTGTCTGACGACTATTACACTTACTTTAAAAATAGGGGCAGACTTGCGTATTTAGGTCGTTTTCCCAAGAACTCAATAGACCCCATAAAGTTCAGAAACGACAAGGTGGACAGGCATTTTGGCTTTCCAACTACGGAATTTGCGCTTACGAAACAAAATGACGCAATGTCCACATACATAGAGCATCATTCCGATAAAATATATTACGAAGAACTTTTAGAGGATTTGCTTAAATTTAGACCCTATAAGCGTACGCCATCGGATAGAACGGTAAGCGCAATGATTACCTTGGTGAGCAGTCTTGAGCCAATAGTAGTTCCAAAATCGCCCACAACTCCGCTCATTAAAGTTTATTCATCGCAAGCTCTTAGATAATTTAATTTAATAAAAAAATGATTGTTATTTCAAAATACAATATATTTGGCGTGTGTATCAAGTTATTTTAGGCGAAATCCAAAATAAAATCTTGTGAAAGCTTTTTAAAAATTAAAATAACAAAATCCATTAGCCCTTGGGGTTAGTGGTTTTTTTATATATGGAAAGAACAGGCACAATAATCAAAGACTTCCAATTAAATGATTTATCAATAAAAGATAAATCAGAAAAGAGTTATGGGTTGAAAGTTGCTCAATACATTGACTCAACTCTTGGCGGAGGTATAAGCTCATATTATTGGACAAGAAATAACAGATACAAATTAAATAGGAACTCAGCCAATGGTAGAATTAACATGGGCAAGTTCCAAGACTTGCTTGACTTTAACGGCAAGGTGAACTATGCTAATATTAATTGGCAATCTATTAGAATTGTAAATAGAATTATTTCGGGGCTTGTTGGAAGATGGATGCAGAGAAACGAAAAAGTGCAGATAACTGCTGTTGATAATCTTTCAAGAAAAGAAAAAATAGAAGAATACAAAGAGCTTGATTTCCTTATAGCAAATAGAAAAATGATTGAGGGGCTTGAGCAAAAGTCGGGAATAAAAATTATGCCTGACAAGGAAATACCCGAAACAAAAGACGACCTTGATTTGTGGGTTAAGCAACACCAAAAACTTCCTGAAGAAATACTTTACGAAACAGCTTGCAACGACATTTTAAATAGCAATGGCTGGTTTGACGTCTTAAAAGAAAAGATGTTGCACGATAGCGCAGAGGTTGGTTTTGTTGGTACTTATACGTGGATGGATGAACAAGGAGTTATTCATGTTGATTATGTAAAGCCAGAAAACGCTATTTATTCTTATTCGGAATATTCTGATTTTAGAGATACAACATGGAGAGGTCAAATTAAGTCAATGAAGATTAGCGACCTACGTAGAAAATACGGCAAAGAGTTTGGAGGACATTTGACTGAAGAAGAGCTTTGGCAAATCGCAGCAACATCAAAAGACTTCCAATATTATGATAAAATCCGTTGGGATATAAATTGGAATATAACATTCTTTAGGCCATACGATGAATGGAACGTAGATGTTCTTGACTTTGAATTTAAGTCTGTTGATAACGACAAGTACAAAGTAGTTACAACTAAAAAGAACAAAAGCACCATACTTAAAAAAGCTGCTGACGAAAAGAAAGCAGATAACGAAGAAACAATAGACGAATCAAAATATAATATTTATCGTGGCGTAATGGTTAGAACTACTCAGATTATGCTTGAGTGGGGTTTGAAGAGAAATATGATTCGTCCGCAAGACCCAAAAGAATCAGGAAACGCAGAGTTTTCTTATTCTTTCTATATGTATCAAAACTATTCGCTAACGAATCTTGCGATACCAGAAAAGATAGAAGAGCCTGCCGACCAAATGATTCTTGCTCGTCTTAAAATGCAACAGCTTGTTGCCAAGATGAGACCAACGGGAGCCTTGATAAATTGGGATGCGCTACAATCCATAGATTATGGCTTGGGAGATGCAAACAAAACAATAGACGTAATGAAGCTATACGACCAAACGGGTACGCTTTATTATAGAGGAAGAGACGCCGAGGGTAATCCTGTTCCTGTTCCTATTACAGAACTTAGCAACGCAGGATTTTTGCCACAAATGCAAGGCCTTATTCAGCTCTATCAGTTTCACTATTCTGTACTAAAAGATGAGCTTGGCGAGGACCCGAACTTGGCTTCTATGGCAGTACAGCCACGAGTAACATCTGGAAACATAGATACCGCGCAACAAGTAGCCGCAAACGCTACCGACTATATGTATAACTCATACGTTGAGTGCATGAAGCAAACATCAAGAAAGATATGTTGCCTATTGCACAAATCAGTAGAGTATGGAGCTTCTGCTTACAGAAATTTACTTGAGTTAAAAGATGTAAAATCAAGAGTATTTAATTCGGACGTAAAGATTCTTCCTACCGGTCAAGAAATAATGACATTGTACCAAGTAATGAATCAAGCCATAGCATCCAATCCGCAGCTTGCAATATATGTAGATACATTTAAGATAATGAGGATAGCAAAAGAGGACGTAAAGCTTGCGGAAGAGTATTATAGAATTTCAATGAAGAAGATGGCGGAAGCTCAGCAACAACAAGCTATGATGAATCAGCAAATGACTATACAAGGTCAAATGCAATCAGCCCAATTGGCTGAGCAAGAAAGAAGAAAATCTCTTGAGCTTGAACTGCAAGTAAAAAAACAAATTAGCGACATGGAAACCGCTAACGATTTAAAGAAAGCGATGGTGAGCGGGTTGTTTAATATTTATGCAAAAGGCTTAGAGGTTCCCGAAGAATTAAAGGCACTTGAAACTGAAGTTATTAAAAATATTGCGCTACCTTTATTTAGCGAGAATCTTGGACAAACCATGAACGCAGTTGGTCAAGCGGAACAAATGGCCATGATGATGCAACAAGCACAACAAGGTGGAGAAGAAGGTGCGCCAATGGAAGAAGGAATGGAAGGACAGATGCAAGAACAAGAGGTTCCGCAAGAAGAAATGCAAGAAGAACAAATTACAGAAACAGAACAACCACAATAATATGCCAAAGTTAAAAGTCATTAAGAAGGCAGGCAAAAAGCCTATCAAATTTAAAGAAGGTGGACTTCACGAATCTTTGAATGTTAAAAAAGACGAGAAGATTCCCGCTTCTAAAATGAAAGAAGCCGAAAAGGGTGATTATGGTAAAAAGGCCATGAAGCAAGCAATGTTTGCAAAAAATGTATTAACTGGTCCTAAAAAATAAACCATGCCGTACAAGTCCGAACAGCAAAGGAAATGGGCGCATACTAAAAGTGGAATGAAAGCGTTGGGAGGTGCGGAAAAAGTTGCGGAATGGGATAAAGAAAGCAAGGGCATGAAGTTGCCCGGCAAAATAACACAAGCAAAGCAAAAAATTAAAAATAAAAAATAATGTCAATAACAGTAACCAACCAAGTAGCATCTCAAGCACTAAGAGGGCAAAACGTAAAAGTTACTCTTGATAGCTCAGATGCAGGGCAATTAGCCAATATTAACATTGGAGACGTTTGCACAATTAGCACAAGCAGTAATACGGGAACAGTTTATAGTATTGATTTGTATGGTAACTCTTTTGAGATTACTCCAATTCAGCCAGACAAAACTTGCGTAGGTTCTGCTCCTGGTTATTTGGCGGTAAGCGACACTATAACTATTTAAAAAATAAAAAATGTTAGCACAATATTTAGAGCTTTCTGAAGAAGCGAATTTAAACAATCCGGGCAGCGTTATTATTGACGTTAGTAATTACGATTATTGCTTAGTGCAACCAATTGGTGCTGACGCTGAATTTCAAGCAACAATTGATAGTGGCGCAATAACAAGCGTAAGTGATGGTAGCGCTTCTTCTGCAATAAATTTTAATACTGTTGGCGGAACTCGTTTATTTACGGGCGATTTTGCAACAAGCATTGGAGCGGGAAATATAATTAGACTTGGTGTAGTAGGTAGATATATAAAAATAACAAGCGTGAGCGGAGCGTTTACAAAACTATTTGTCATGTTGGCTAAAATATCATAAAATGTTAGTAGAATATTTAGACCTTACAAATCAATTTAACGAATCAGGGCAAACCACACTTAATCCTTGCGTTGTTATTGACATAAGCAACTATGATTATGTTTTAGTTCAAATAGATAACCCATCAGTAACTCCAATAGCTTTTAGTGCGTCTTTAGATAGCAGAGAAATATTGGGGGTTAGCGATGGAAACGCAGCAACAGCAAGTAATGGATATGTAGTATCTCTTACCAACTTTGCGCAAGTTGCAGGAACTGATTTGGCAACAGATACTTTAATAACTGAATTAAATGGAGATGGCACAATAAAGTTTAATGTGGTTGGGAAGTATTTGGCTATTTCCAATTCATCTGGACAATCATTAAATTCTTATTTAGACAAACTATTAGTAATGTTAGCTAAAATATCATAAAATGGCAATGACAATCACACCCGAAGTAATTAAGGGTAAATTATTTTCTTTTCAAACATCAGCGCACAGCCTTCACCTTGATACAAGGTCTTACGCTGAACATAAAGCACTTCAAAAACTTTATGAAGGTATAGATGGTATTAAAGACGACATCTTGGAAATCCTTATGGGCTATCAAAATGGCAAAAGAATTGGGAAGGCAAAACTTGATGAGTTCCCAACTTATAGTGCTGACGCAGTATCTTCTTTAGTAAAAGAAGGAATGCAGTTTGCTTATGAGCTTGAGAAATGGGCATCAAGCAAGGAGTATTGCGATTTGTCTAATAAGGCACAAGACCTTAGCGGAATATTCGCAAGAACTCAATATATGCTTACGCTTAGCTAAAAAACAAATAGATATATGTCAGAACAACAAACAAACGAACAACAAACGGCTACTGAGCAAGGAATTAACCTTGCCAATCCTTTCTCAGAGGGAAGTTGGATGGACGCATCCGTAAACGCCGGTGAGCAATCGTCTAATGAATCTTTTGCACAATCAAGCGCACACGCATCTCAATCAGACGATGAAGAAGAAATTTATGACGCAGACGAGTATCTTAAATTAAAGCTCGGCTTTGATGACTGGGATTCGGCTGCACAACAAATCAACGAGCTTAAACAAAAGCAAGGATTTGAATTTGAAAACGATGATAGCAGAAAATTTTATGAGTATGCTAAAGAAAACAAAGAAGATGAGCTAATCAACTTCTTGCAAGAAAAAAAGAAAATAGAAAAGCTTTCTACTTCTGACATAAAAGACGCAAACACAGCGGCAGAAATAGTAAAGTATAGTATGTATCAAAAGAATAAATCTCTTGAACAAGAAGAGATTGATTTTCTTTTTAATGAAAAGTTTTCAAGGCCATCAAAGCCTGAGCAACAATTTGACGAACTTGATTCCGAGTACGAAAGAAGAGTTGCTGATTGGGAAAACAAAATCAACGAAGTTGATAAAAGATTGATTATTGAAGCCAAATTAGCAAGGCCTGATTTGGAAAATTTAAAAAGCAGTTTAGTATTACCAGATATAAATCCATCCTATAAAGAACCGGAAGCAACTCCAGAAGTATTGGAGGCGCAGAAGAAATACATGGATTATTATTATGGTTCAGTAAACGAAGCAATAAATTCATTTGATGGTTTTACGGCAGCAGTAAAAGATGAAGGAGCAGATTTTAATGTAGCCTACGTTCCGTCCGATGAAGAAAAGCAAGCCGTTGCTCAGCAATTGCATTATTTTGCCGAAAACAACTTAGATGCCAACATGATTTTCGCCGACAGATGGGTGAATGACGATGGTACTATTAACGTAAAGCAAATGACAAAAGATTTGTTTTTACTTCAGAATGAAGGCAAGATAACGCAAAAGTATGTGAACGAAGCCGCTAACAGAAGATTAGCTATGCACTTAAAAAACAATAGCAACATCAACTTTAGCGGGAGCACCTCAAGCGGTACTTTTTCGCCAGACAATAAACAATCCGAAATGGATAAATTGGCTGCGATTATGTTCGCAAAATAACCTATTTTTAACCCACAAATTTTTACAAAATGGCAGGTATTCCTACATCAAACATTTTGCAACCGGGTGCAATAGCATCCCAGTATGCAAATAGGCAGTTGATTTCCGATTTGCAACTGCTCACGCCACAGTACTACAAGCAGTACGTGGAAAAATACGGAAACGAAGATTTCACTTGGTGGTTAGCCACTTACGGTGGAATGGAAGAAGTTAAAAACCGTAACTACTTTTGGTTTGAAAACCGCGGTAAGTTGATGGTTGGTATTCAAGCTGCTAATAACGTGTCTGCTGCTACCCCAGGTGGCACTATCACAGTTACTTTGGCTTCTGGCGACCACTTTAATGGTGGCTCTGAATCTCCACTTCGCGCGGGTGAAACTGTACGTGTAGCTTCAACAAACGTAGAAGGTGAAATCCTTGCAATTACGGGCACAACTCCATTTGCATTCACTTTCACAGTTCGTCCAAAAATCTCTACTCAAACACTTGCATCAGCAGGCTCAACAAGTTTGCTTGCTACTGACGTGCTTTTGTTGGGTGGTGATATGGATGCTGGTGAAGCTTCAGATAGCATCAATCCGCTCATCCATCTTGACGAAAGATATGACAACAACATTACTGAAATGAGAGAATCATGGGCTGCTACCGACTTGGCAGAAATGACCGAGGTTTTCTACAACAGCGGTGTTAGTGGTTCAGAAATGGCGGGTGGAGCACAAGCTGGAACAAGCTATTTCACATACAAAGGTCTTGTGAAAAGCAACCAACGCTTCATCAACAACGTAGAGTTCAAACTCATGCGTGGTAACATCGTAAACAACACTGGTTTGAGCACATCATCTTCTGTTGGTTCAGAAGGTATCATTCCAAAAGTGTTGGCCGATGGCGAAACTGTAGGTTACACTCCAGGTACACTTGACATTGCTAAACTTCACGAAATTACTCGTGTAATGGACGTGAATGGTTGCGCTAACGAGTGTATGTGGTTGATGGACATTTACCAAAGACAAAACTTCAGCGATGGTATCTTTAAAGAGTTCCCTGCTGGTGCTTATGTTTGGGGTTCAAATGAAAAATCAGAAGATGCCGCAGTAAACTACGGTGTTCAGAGCCTCCGCATTGATGGCTATATGTTCAAGGTTAAGAAGTACAAGCAATTCAATACAGAGATGACCACCGGTCTTACTCCTGTGAATGACTACTTCCGCAACTTCGGCATGATTTGCCCTCAAGGTGAAACTCGCGATGCGAAAGACGTAACCAAAGCCTACAAAAACATTACCGTTATGTATCAGCAACCTCCAAAAGGTGGCTCTACTGGTAATGCTATCCGCGTATGGCAATGGGGTGGTGCTTCCATGAATCCAACAAGTGGACAAATGGTTGACCACGTAGAGACTATCACTTATCGTGGTACTCGTGTTTGCGCTGCTAACCAATTCATCATTGTTCAAGCAAGCTAAGAACAAAAAAAATAAGGCCACGGATGAAATACTCCGTGGCTCTTTTAAAACTATCCCATGTATGTGGGAGGCCTAAATGGTCTTAAAATTAAAAAATAAAAAATGGCAAAATTAAAAGACGTGCAATTTTCCCAAACGGGAGAAACACAAAAATCTCCAACGGAGATATTCAGCGAAGAAGTAACAAGGCATACGATTGAAACAATGCCCGCTCCTAAGGAAACAAAATACCATATTTTCAAATTGGTTGATACAAAAAAGAAAGGTGGTGTTTACATTCCTAATATTGACGATATTATCAATCCCGAAACGGGCAAAGAAGAAAGAGCAAGGCTATTGGTAGGCGTAGATTCAATATGGGTAAAAGACCAAAAGCACCTTGACCCAGATTACGTTAGAAACAACGCCAAAAGCTTGGCATTCCCAAGAGGAACCAAGTGTTTGAGAGTACCAGATTGGGATTTAGCAGCATTGCAGTTTGCAAGGCTTTGCCGACACAACATCGGAAATCCAAATCGCAAATCAGGAAGTAAGTTTGAGTTCTATGAATATGACCCTGCAAAGCAAGCCGCAGAAGCTCTGAAAAGAGAAAGCCTTGAAATTGACATGGCTATTGTGGCAAGAGAGCTTGATGAAATCAGTTTGAAAAAATACATCAGCTTCTTGAAAATGCCTATGCACGATGAGATTGGAGAAATCAAAACAACTGATTTGCTTAGAAAAGAACTTATGTTGTTTGCCAAAAGGAATCCATATCAGTTCCAAGATTTGGTGAATAACAAATCCAAGGAAATTGAAATCAGTTACCTTGTTAAAAAAGCAATTCTTTCTGCTAAAGTAGATGTCGCAAGTCAGCCGGGAAGAGCATTTTGGGCAGGCGGAGGTGGATTGATAGGTGTCATTCCATCAAGCAGACAACCCATAGATTATCTTACTGAGCTTGCTTTGACAAATACGGAAGAAGGAAGAACATTCCAACAGCAACTTAAAGAAACCATAAAATGACCGTTGACGAAGTTTACCAACTTGTACTTTATAGCACAGCAAAAAACCTACAACAAGGTTATGTAAGCCCCGATGATTTTAATGTTACAATCAATCAGGCTCAAAAAAGCTATACCTCGTATTTGCTTGGTTCATTTCAACAATATACACCAGGGCGCCCGATTGCAAGGGTTGAGTTTGGGCAAAATACTATTATCAGGACAAGGCTTGCGCCAATAATTTATTGGTATGGGCTAAGCGTTGATACCTATGGTTTTAGTGCATACCCAGGCGATTACTTGCAAACGGACGCCATGGTTACTATTTATGGTTATCAAAGAATAAGGTCGGTACAGCAAGATTCTCTTTACTCTTACTACAATTCAGTAATAGACCCAATAGCTACCAACCCAATTTATATTTTAGAAGATACAGGGTTTAGATTTTTCCCAGAAAACATATCTCAAGCAAAACTGAGCTACGTTAGAAATCCTCCAACTATCACATGGGCATACACATTAGACCCTAATGGAATCCCTGTTTATGATAGCGTGAATAGCCAACAACCTGTATGGGATGATGCTGCAATGCTTGAAATAATAGTTAGAGCATTGGCTATAATTGGAGTAAATCTTCAGATGAATGTATTGGAACAATATTCTATGGCTATTAAAAATCAAGGACAATAATGACACGTCAGGCCCTTATAGAGCAAATACTTCGTCAAGTCTATGGCACACAGCCTTCTGACGATGCAAGCGCAACCCCAAATCTTGTTAATCAAATGATTAACCAAGGCATTGGATTAATGGTTAAGCAAAATTATAAGGACGCTATTCAGCTTGACGGCGTTGGTTACGTAAATAATAGTTTTTACTCTACTTTTAAGGGTCTGACTGTTTCATTGGATGAGAATTTTACATGGAAAGTAACGCTTCCGCAAGTGCCAATAGGGATAGGTAAGAACGAGGGCATATCTACTCTTCAATTCAAATCAAGCAACGGAGAAATATCAAAGCCCGTAGTTTGGCTTTCTCAAGACCAAGTAACTTATTTTCAATCCCTACAACAGCCCGTAAGCAAGATATTGGCATATCAGCAAGGTGAGTTTGTTTATATCTATTCAACCCTTTTGTTAAACCAATACACAGCAACGGTTACAATTGTTTCTGGAGGTAATAGCTCAAACTTGTCAAGCACATTGACAGTACCGGACGATTATATTCCGGGCATAGTTGATTATGTGGTTAAATCACTTAGTCAAGCAAGATTACAAATACAAGACGCAGCAAACGATGGCTCAGATGCCATAAGAACAGCATAATATGAAACCAATTAAAAATCAGATTTTATTCAAGCCATTTCTTCAAGAAGAAGTTACGCAAGGCGGCTTGTTTGTACCAGACAGTTATAGAAGAGAATCCGACAAAGGCGAAATAGTAGCCGTTGGTAACGGAACAAAAGAACACCCAATGCACCTCAAGGCGGGACAAATAGGTTATCGTGTTCACGATTGGGGAACTTTAGTAGAAAAAGATGGAGAATCCTTCTATCTAATGGAAGATAGTGCTATATTAGCATTAATTTAAAACCTATGCAAAATGAGCAATACCCATCAGCAATATGCGTCCTTAGATACAGTTATAAACTTGTACCTTGACCGCTCCGAACAAAGCGTTCATAAATATTTCAAGTGTTGGCAACTTGCTTTTTCGGGAATGGAGGAATTGGGCCTTGATTTTTTCTATCAGATAAAATCTTTAAAGCTACCCGTAAATTCCAATCTTACAGTCAATCTTCCTGACGATTATCTCAACTATTCTAAAGTAGGAGTATTAAATAGCCAAGGCGAAATCATCCCAATGGGATATAATAGCAACTTGACTACTTATGCCGACTTGCTTCCAAACAGAGAACAACTTACACAAGACGATACATTAGTTGACCTCACACAATTCAACACACCTATTTGGTATAACTATTGGAACAATGGTGTTTTTTCTCAATTATATGGACTTCCAAGTGGCTCACCATTTATTGGAACATTCAAGATAGATAACCACAATGGAGTTTTGTTATTGAGCCAAAACTATGGCTATGAATACGTGATGCTTGAATATGTGGCCACTCCAAAACAAGGCGAAGAATATTACATTCCAATTCAATTCAAGACCGCATTAATGTGGTATATTGCATACAACGACATAGCTATGATGCCTAATACTCGTAAGGGTAGTTTAGGCGACAAAGAGCAAAGAAGAAGGCAGTATTTCAACGAAAGAAGATTAGCTAACGCTCGCTATCGTCCAGTAGATTTGCACACCGCTCACCAATGGAGCATGGAAATGCAAAGGCTTACAGTAAAAATGTAATATATGCAAAAAGAAATTTGGAAAGATATTGTTGGTTATGAAGGATTGTATCAAGTTAGTAATTTAGGCAGAATAAAGAGTTTTGCAAGAACATGGATTTGTGGTGATAGAAATAGTAAAAAAAATAAACCTGAAACCATATCAAAACTTCATCATAATAAACAAAAATATTTGCAAGTTTGGTTATGTAAAAATGGAGAACCTAAAAATTTTAGAGTGCATAGATTAGTAGCACAAGCGTTTATACCTAATCCACAAAACAAAAAAACAATAAATCATATAAACGGCGTAAAGGATGACAATAGAGTAGAAAATTTAGAATGGCTTACGATACAAGAAAATTTAAATCATGCGCTGATTAATAATTTAAGGGTTTTTGCAAAAGGAGAAAAACATGGGAATAGCGTTTTGACAAAAGAGAAAGTTTTAGAAATTAGAAAGATGCAAGGCTCTTTTACAAAAATGGATATTGCTAAAAAATTCAATGTTTCTCACAAAACAATTAGGGCGGTTTTGAATAGAAGTACTTGGCAGCACGTTTAAAATGTAATAAATGATAGAGATAAGAACATTTGGTGGTAAACTTAACTTAGACGATAGCACATACAG